CATTGTGTTTGACGCTCGAGATATAGCAACGGTCATTAAAGTGCTTAACGAGGCAAACAAAAAAAGGAAATAATGTGGCGGAAGTATCGGCAAGAGTTGAGGTGTTCGGGCTTAAGGATGCTTTGAAGACCCTTAACAAGATTGACAAATCTTTGCGCCGAGAAATTACCAAGGACTATAAGAAGATCGTCCAGCCTGTTATTGACGATGCAAATAAACTTGTGCCTACTGGCGTCCCGTTATCTGGTATGGCGCGCAATTGGCAAACCCGATCAGGGTTCCAGATTTTGCCGTGGATACCTGGCATGAAGCAGAAGATCGCTGCAAAGATCAATACTCGAGCGATCAAGGAATACAGCGGAAACAAAACCAATGTCGGCACGTTCGCCATTCAATGGAAAGGCGCGACTGGCACAATGTTTGACACGTCCATGGCTGGCTCATTAGGGCGGGCGCTAACTGCACGCTATGGCAGTCGTTCGCGAGTAATGTGGAAAGCGTACGAGCAACGCCAAAATGATGTCATGTCCGAGATGGAACAACTGGTTAAGCGCGTCATGGATGAAGCGAACAGAGAGACCGCGTAATGGCAATTAATATCCCGATCATTTCAGAGTTTGACGGCAAAGGGATTAAGAAGGCTATTGCCCAGTTCAAGCAACTGGAAACGACATCGGAGAAAGCCCAGTTTGCAATTAAGAAGGCTGCGGTGCCGGCAGCTGCGGCGCTTGGCGGTTTGGCTTTGGCGCTTGGTGACGCAACCAAAGCGGCGATGGAAGATCAGCAGGAACAGGCGGCGTTAGCGCTTACTTTGCAGAATGTGACTGGCGCTGGCGCTGCACAGACCGCACAGATTGAAGATCAGATCAGCGCAATGTCTCGAGCGTCTGGCATTGCTGACACCGAGTATCGCAAGAGCCTTGAGGCTTTGGTACGCGGAACAAAAGACGTTGACCTTGCCATGAAAGACATGAACCTTGTCATGGACATCAGCACAGCGCTCCAGATGGACAGTTCCACCGTAGCCGACGCGCTTGCCAAGGCATACCAGGGCAACTTTAAGGCGCTCCGATCATTGACTCCAGAGATGGCAACAATGATTAAAGAAGGCGCAAGCCTAAACGAAGTGATGGACGTGCTTGGCGGAACATTTGGCGGAGCAACTGCAAACGCGGCAGATACGGCTGCAGGCAAAATGAAGATTCTGTCTAATTCAATTGGCGAAACCAAAGAGTCAATTGGTGCTGCGCTGTTGCCAGTAGTCGAGGCCGTGCTCCCAATACTTAACAAGTTTGCGATGTGGGCACAAGACAACCCACAAGCATTCCTAGCAATCGCTGGCGCCATTTCCGCCGTAGCTGCCGCAATCGTAGTTACCAACATCGCCATGGCACTTAACCCATTTGCCCTGATTGCTGCCGGCATCGCATTACTGGTCGTTGGGCTAGTTGCCGCATATAACAAATTTGAGTGGTTTCGTGACGGCATCAACGCAATCGTTAACACCGTTATTGGCTTCTTTGCTGGAATGGTTAACGCTGCTATTGGCGCGGTCAACGCAATTATTAGCGCCTATAACTCAATTCCGTTATTGCCAGATATTCCAAAAGCCCCGACAATGCCAGTACCGCAATTAGGTGCAACAGGGCCAGCGACACAGGTTCCGCGCAAGATTCCGCGCATGGCTGAAGGTGGCATTGTGTCAAGTCCTACCTTGGCGCTAATTGGTGAGGCAGGCCCAGAAGCAGTCGTGCCGTTAGATCGCATGAACAACGGTGGCGGAATCACGATCAACGTCACAGGCGGCCTTGCCACAAGCGCCGAAATCGGTGAATCAGTCGTTAACGCCTTGCGCGCCTACTCGCGTTCCGCTGGGCCGTTGCAATTACAGGTGGCGTAATGCCAGGAGTATCGGTCGTTGATTCTGGCAACTATGACTTACAAATCGCCACAGGTTTTCAGGTTGACGCGTTTGTCCTAGACGACACCCTTAAGGGCGTACTAAACAACACCGAGTATGTGCTTGACGGTACAACAGAGTTTGCCAATGTTATGGATTCAACTATCAGCATCAACGTGCGCCGCGGTCGCCGTGACGTAGGCGATCAATTCAGCGCCGGCACAATGACATTCACCATCCAAGACGTGGACGGCATCTTCAACCCGTTTGACCAAAACAGTCCGTACTACGACACTCCACAAGCAAAGCCAGGGCTTGCCCCATTGCGCGAAGTACGACTAATCCGTTACAGCTCAACCGATGTGCCCGAATCATTGTTTAGCGGTTATGTCGTCAACTATGACTACAACTTTGCGCTCGGCGGTTTAGACACCGTGACCGTGTATTGCGCTGACCAGTTCTACCTACTCGCACAAACATTTCTAGACGAATTAAACGTCACCGCCGAGACATCAGGCGAACGAATAGAAACAGTCCTAGACCTACCAGAAGTTGACTTTCCAGCAGGCGCTCGAAGCATCGCCACAGGCACCGTCAACCTCGGCCACGACAGCGCCTACACCGTGCCGGCAGGAACAAACGTGTTGCAATACCTAACACAAATCAACGAAACCGCAGAGTTTGGTCGGTTATTCATGTCGCGTTCTGGAATGCTGACATTCCAAAACCGCATTGGCAACACGCTCTCTGCATCGGTAGCCGATTTCCATGACGACGGCACAAACTACAAATACGACGGCGTTGGCATCTCGTTTGAAGCTGACTCCGTAATCAACAGATCGGTGCTCACAGCTCTTGATGGCAAAACGGCAACCGCAACCGATGCAGGTTCTATTGCTACATATTTCATTCAGACATCAAGCATTACAAACAGCCTGCTTCATGTGCAGGGAGAGATTGACACCGCAGCGTCTTATCTGCTTAACCCAGAGCCTGAAGCGCGCTACACGTCCGTGGCAACAAAGTTCCTAATGCTGACCACAGCCCAAAAGGACACCCTGGCAACCGTGGACATCGGCGACACCATCACCATAGAAAAAACGTTCCCTAGCGGTGCCGGCACTACCGAGTTAGCTCAAGAACTGTCAGTAGAGGGCATCGAGCACCGTCTGGATTTCAGCACAGGCCACAGCGTCCTATATAGCACCGCGCCAACCACGATTGTTTTTGAGCTGATTCTTGACGACGCGGTGTATGGCACACTCGACGCAGAAAATGTTTTAGGATAAGGAGCACTTATGGGAGTTAACGCACAAACCGCTGTACCAGCATTTACCGCAGGCCAGGTACTTACCGCTGCACAAATGACCGAAGTAAACACGGGTATCCCGGTCTTCGCGACTACCGTGACTCGAGACGCGGCGTTTGGTGGCGCAGGTGAAAAGGTGCTTGCTGAAGGTCAATTCGCCTACATTGAAGCAACCAATACGACGCAGTATTACGACGGCGCCGCATGGCAAACAGTAGGACTTACACCTGGCCTTAGTTGTGTAAAAGCCGAAACAACCGTTACCGCAACTAACAGCGTTACGGCTGACAACGTTTTTACTAGTTCATACACGAACTATTTAGTGTTAGTCAATTACACAATCAACGGTTCGGGCCAATTAAAATTTAAGTTCCGCGCATCAGGAACAGCCGCCTCAACAAATTACAATTTTCAAATAATAGAAGCTTTTTCTACAACGATGACAACTTCAACGGCAGGAAGCCAAACAAGTTATTTAGCCGGCGCTTATGGTGCCGGTTTGGAAACCGCAACTAAAATAGATTTATTTGGTCCGCAATTAGCAAAAGCAACGACTGTGATAGTGAATAACACCGCAGCCAACGGCGCCCTTACAACGCCTATTTCAGAATTTTTCTATGGTAATCACACAACAGCAACCGCTTACGACGGAATAGAGATATTCACAACGGGTACAAATTGGTCGGGCACATACGCTATTTACGGATACAGTAAAACAGTATGAGTAACTACAAAATTAACGATAACGGTGTAGAGCGTGACATGACCGAAGCGGAAGCCAAGGCATTTGACGAAACACTTACCGCTAGCGCAAAAGAACACGCCGCATTAGCCAAAGCCGAACAGGCCAAAGCCAAAGCTAAAGCCGAAGTAATCGCAAAACTAGGTTTAACTGCCGACGAACTATCCGCGCTGCTGTCGTAATGCGATGGCGTTACCTCATCGGCTACGTCGCGCTAATAGCGGTCGTCTTGTGGGGTTGCGCGGGATGTGGTTATGACGGGTCATATCGTTACCCATGCCAAGACCCAGCAAACTGGCAAAAGCCTGAATGCGAACCACCGATCTGCAATCCATCTGGCACGTGCACAAGGGATTTGATCTATGAGAGCACGCCTTAAACCCGAGGAGCTTCACGCTCGACTAATTGTTGTTGTCGGAATCATCCTTGCCAGCGTGTTTGCCATTACCGTGCTTGGCTTTGTTTATGCGCTTATGTTTGTGACCCAGCCGATCGGCCATCAAAGCCCTAACGACTCCGCCTTTATAGACTTGCTCTCAACCTTGACCGTTTTTATGACCGGCACGTTGTCAGGCTTAGTGGCCTCAAACGGACTAAAGTCAAAAGCAAAAGAAGGAGCCAAAGATGTTGAAGCCTAAAGACAAAGCCCTACTCGCCTCATACTGTCGCTCGGTCATCGCAGCGGTCATTGCGGTGTATTCAACAGGCAACACAGACCCAGCCGATCTAGGCAAAGCAGCGCTCGCCGCGCTTGTGCCAGTTCTCATCCGATATGTGAACCCCAAAGACTTGGCATTTGGTCGTGGCAATAGCCAAAGCTAAAGCAGGCGTGCCAAACGCACGCGACTACATAGGCAACGCAGACGGTGCATCACCAGCACCACGTGCCGGCATGAACGAATGGATAAAGCAAGCAATCGCTGCATCTAATGGCGCGCTTTGGAATAACGGGTCTTGGGGTCAACGTGACATGCGCGGTAAGCCAGGCTCTTTGTCGGTGCACGCGACTGGTAGAGCTGTTGATCTGTCGTATCGCAAAAGCGAAAAGAACCCAAAAGCAGGACGCAAAGAAGCGTTGGTCTTTATTGACAAATTGGTCGCCAACGCCAACGATCTTGGCCTGCAATGTATTTTGGATTATTTCCCAGAACCACAGGGTCGAGCATGGCGTTGTGATCGGTACGCATGGCTCAAATATGACAAGCCAACAATCCACGGTGCACCAGGTGGCGACTGGTTCCACATTGAGATAACACCACAAGCCGCCGACTCGGTGATCTGGGTTAAAGCCGCATTTTCAAAGGTGTTCGGGGAAATCCCACCTAAAGCGTGACCCATCCCCTATGGTCGGATCACCGACAAAAGGACAGGCGATGACTGAACCACAGATATTTGACTACAGCGTCTATATAGGCGTGATGGATAACGGTCAAGAAATTCTGGTGCAAATCTTCACAGACCCCGACTCGGGTAAATACTTACAAGGACAAATTGCATTCAGATCGCACGCTTCATCTTGGGGCGTGCCCATACCTTTGGAGAAAAGATGAACTATTTAGCAGAGAAAATCATTGGGCTAGTGCTTTGTACGGTCTTTGGCTTTACGGTCGCTGTGGGGGCTCCTGACGCGTCTGGCGCCACGCCTGACACCATCGCCCTAGCGCCCTATTTGATCGAGCCAAGCACCACCACGTCCAGCACATCGTCAACGATCTTCATTGACCCGTATAGCTCGGCGTGCGAACAATTTAGCGCGCTAGCCGTCAACCTTGGCTGGCCTGCCGATCAACGCACCGTGCTCGAGTCTGTGATGTTCAGGGAATCACGTTGCATACCAAACGCGGTCAACAGCAAAGACCCAAACGGTGGGTCGCGCGGGCTAATGCAGATCAACGGATTCTGGACACCATGGCTGATTGAACGCGGAATCATTACCAGCGCAGAAAACTTGTTACAGGCTGATGTTAATTTGCGCGCAGCGTTAGCAATTTACAATTACGGCGTAAACCGTCACGGTTACGGCTGGGGGCCATGGAGTGCAACAAAATGAGTGAAGGCGTGGCATGGAATCAAGGCGAACTATCAGAAGAAACCCGACGAATGGTAATGGAGCAAATGATGACAACTAAACACGACATGGCAATCTTTAATTTAATTAACGAAATTGCAGACATAAGCACTAACCCGCACGCAAGCATTATTCAGCGTCTTAAAGGCATGAAGAACTCGTTGTCATTAGAAGACCCGATGCCATTGCATGATGTGACTACACTCGACTTAGCAATCAGAGCACTACAAGCACATTCCTAACCGACAAGGGAGATTCCGACAATGAAAACCTGCACGATTTGCAAAGAAACCATCGCCTACCCAGACATTCAAGGCAAGACACATTTCGTATGTGACGGCCGTGTGCCGGCAAAAAAACCGTTTGCTGTTGGCATGGCATTATCGCAAGCAAGCGCAGACACCAAATGGACACCAGAAGAACAACGCAAAGTTGACGCTGCAATCGTGCACGTTGCGCGGACTAAAGGCTTCTTTACATCTGATGACATATGGAAGCACCTGGGCGATCAATTCCCTGTTACCAAGGGCATCGCAGGACGGCTAAACGCAGCTGCACGTCGTGGCATTATCCGCAACACAGGCGAACTGGCATACGCCCAGCGCGGTGGCGCGCATGACCATGCACAACGCCTAAGCGTCTGGGCTGGCATCTAATGGGCTTTGACTTAAGCAATTACGAGACAGTCGAGCAACGGTTAGTCAGGTTTTGGGCTGCATATCCGAACGGTCGCGTTTACACGTCAATGATGAACTACACAGGCGACGCGTGCGTGTTTTATTGCGAACTTTACGCAGACAAGTTTGACAAGGTGCCAGTATCTACGGGCTACGCGGAAGAAGTCAAAAGTGACCGCGGCGTTAACGCAACCTCATTTGTAGAAAACTGCGAGACCAGCGCAATTGGTCGCGCGATTGCCAACTGCCCATTACAGGCGCCTGCTAGTGGCCCTAGGCCGTCACGCAATGAGATGCAAAAAGTTGAGCGTCTAACAACACCACCGCAACCGCAAGTGCACACACCCTCTGGCGCATTTGCTACACCTAAACAAATTGGCTACATCAAGAAACTGGCTAAAGATGCAGCTCTCGATGATCTTGGCTTATTGGAATTAATACAGCGCGAACTAAACAGCGATGAAGCCGTGTTAGAGCTGTTGAAATCACACGAAGCAAGCAGAATCATTGAGGTATTGAAATGACATTAGAAGAGCTAATTACAAACATTGAGCGCTTACAGACCGTTTACAATTCAATGGTTGACCCAGAGCAGCATGAAGCAAGGCAATACGTGCGTTGGGCTATCAAGCATCTTGCAGATAAGACGTACATGGCATCGCTCTGATGAAGTTAGACGCGAAGATTAGCGAAGCCGATTTTAAGGACATGGTGATCAGCATTGCCAAGCGTTATGGCTGGCTTGTGCATCATGATTTGCCGGCACAGAACACGCGAGGACGCTGGATGACGAACGTGCAAGGCGATGTGGGATTTCCTGATCTGTTTATGGTGCACCCATTCCAAGGCGGTCGGCCGTTAGTCATTGAGTTGAAAGCAGAGAAAGGCAAGTTGACACCTGGACAAAAGATTTGGTTAAACGCTTGTGAGATGGCTGGCTGTCATGCAGCGGTCTGGAAGCCCAGCGACATGGAGTACATTCTCTACACTCTCAGCAATCCCAGAGCATAAACAATCGGCTAGTAGCACGACCTAAGCCATTCGCACGGCAGTTGGTGACACTTGGAAACAAGGGTAGATCGGCGCGCCCTTAATCATGCAAGACGAAATGAGCAAGGCAAAGCGCCGAGGCGAGCCGTAAACATAATCGGCTAGTGAATGCAAAGGGAACCAGGTTGGGCAATCTGGTGGGTGGAGCATTCACACATCTCTTGACCTGCAGATGACATACAGTTAACAAACAAAAGAAAGCACCGACATGAACCCGACAACAAACAACACTCACAACTACCGAGGACAAGGCGCGCAAGCGCCGCGTCAGCGCAAGCGAAGCGCGCGAGCATGACACGCAAACTAACCGAACACGACACAACGATCTACAAACAGGCACGTGCAGAACTACTGCGCGACTCACCTATCTGCCATTGGTGCAAGAAGAACCCTGCTTGCGAGTTAGATCATCTCGTTGAGAGTGACAAAGGAGGGACACTCGAGGATGGTTACGTCGCGTCATGCAAGAGTTGTAACTCTGCGCGCGGAGCAACATACCGAAACAAAAAACTAGCCAACGCAAAACACGCAAGGGAAAAAGCAATAAACGATTTTTTATACAGCTCCGAGATGCCCCCGAGCCCCATCCATCATTTTGTCGCCACCAGCCAAGATCAGCCTGAACCAGCGCCAACTGGCCATGACCAGCCGCGCTTGGAAACGATGGTGCCTGACCATGCCGGCTCACTAGCTGGACTTGTGGGGGACATGGCCCAGAAGGTACTTGGGGTCACTTTGATGCCATGGCAAATGCACGCTCTTAAAGGAATGCTGGCTGTTGACGCCGATCAGAAGTTTGTGCATCGCTCAAGCCTTGTGTCGGTTGCGCGTCAGAACGGTAAGACCACAATCATCCAGGCGCTCATCCTGTTTTGGTTAGTTGAGATGCCCAAGATACGTGGCGGTAAGCAGACCGTGGTATCTGGTGCTCACAGACTTGACCTTGCGTGTCTGTTGTTTGATGATCTGTCGCCAATCCTTGAGGAGTATTACGGCGCCAAGATCGTTAAGTCGTACGGGCGTTATCAGGCCACAATGCCAGACGGCAGCAAGTGGTGGGTCAAAGCATTAAAGCCAAATCAAGGTCACGGTATGAGCATTGACTTGGTGATCGTGGACGAGTTGTTTGACGTCAACCCTGACTCGGTTGAGGGCGGTTTGTTGCCGGCACAGCGCGCGCGCAAAAATCCTTTGGCGTGTTTCTTCTCTACAGCTGGCACCGAGGAATCTGTGTTGTTTCAGCGTTGGCGTGAGGCAGGTATTCGAGCAATTGACAAAGGCGAACCGTCCACGATGTACATGGCCGAGTGGTCGCCCGACCCGAGCCTTGACCCGTTGCATCCAACGTCATGGGCGTGGGGTAATCCTGCACTCGGTTACACGTTGGACATGGACACAATTAAACAAGAATCAACTAACCCTGATCGCGCGTCATTCTTGCGCGCATCCCTAAACCTTTGGGTGAGTGTTGTGCGCGGATGGATTGAGCCAGGGCGCTGGCCGTCATTGGAATACCACGGCGAGGTGCCCAGCGGTGGCGTCGTGGCAATTGAGTCTTCGCTGGACGACTCCCGATACAGCGCGACTAGATGCGTCAACTTGTCGGACGGTCGGGTGCTTGTCACCGTTGCGTTCATCGCCGAGTCAATCACCGAGCTGTGGGACAACGTGCAAGAACTTGCCAAAGACCCCACGATCAGGTTTGCCCTGTCGCCGACCGTGGACGCAACCTGCCCGCCAAACATTGAGCGCCGCCGAGTCGTCGTTGGCTATGCCGAACTTGGACGGTTTACACCGCTTGCCAAAAACATGATTGCCGAAGCACGCCTACTGCACACAGGCGAAAAACTGTTAGCCGAACATGTCCAGCGCGCTGTTGCTGTTCGCACCGACAACACCATCGTGCTGTCATCCAAGCGATCACCTGGACCTATCGAGTTAGCGCGCACAATGGTCTGGGGAATTGGCATGTGCGCGCGTCCAGCCCACACAGGTAAACCCATGCTTGTGGCCGTTAACCACTAACATTCTCGTCGGCGACCGCACGTTCTTGCCTTTTGTCGGAATCGGATAAGTCTCGTGCGGTTGCCACCGATATGGCAAAGTAGGGACATGGGATTATTTGATCGAAAAATAAGCAAGGCAGCAATCAGCCCTGCGCCAGTAAAAGCGGCTGCAGCTGGTGGATTTGCGCCTGGTTACTCGTCGTCCAATGTCGGCGTGAACATGATCGGCCAGTACTACACCTATCGAGAAGGTGAATTGAGGGCGGCGGCGGTGTCCATCCCTGCCTTGTCAAGGAGCCGAGACTTGCTGGCATCCGTAATTGGCTGCATGCCGTTGCGTATGTATAACGAAGTTTGGAACGAAGAAGAAGAAGAAATGGAGCGCAAATATATTGCGCCTAGGAGTTGGTTGCGTCGCCCAGACCCGACCGTTAACTACAACTTCCTAATGTCGTGGACGTTTGACGATCTGTATTTTTACGGGCGCGCATTCTGGTACATCACGTCGCGCACAGCTGACGGGTATCCAGCGTCCTTTACTCGACTCCCTGCCGGCAGCGTGACCACGACTGACATGGCTGGCCCTGTGTGGTTTGCACCATCGTCGCAAGTGTATTTTCAAGGCGGAGAAATTGACCCAGCAAACCTTGTGCAATTCTTGTCGCCGACTCAAGGTCTTGTGTATTCATCGCAAGCCGCTATTGAAACTGCGCTCAAGATTCAAGAAGCCAGAGCGCGCAACGCATCTTCAAGCATTCCTGCTGGCGTACTAAAGCAGACTGGTGGTGAACCGCTAAGCGCGCAAGAACTTGCTGATCTTGCTGCAGCGTTTAACGCCGCGCGCGCAACCAATCAGACCGCCGCACTAAACGAATATCTGTCTTATGAGCCAACCACAATGTCACCAGACAAGATGCTTTTGATTGAGTCAGCGAACTACAGCGCATTGGAAACTGGTGGCCGTGTTGGAAACGTACCGCCATACTTGCTCGGAATATCAACTGGGTCTTATGCCTATTCCAGTTCACAGAATGCACGTATGGACTTGTTGTTTTTCGGCATCAAAATGTACGCCGACGCAATTGCAGAAACATTGTCAATGAACAACATCCTTCCAAATGGAACTTTTGTTGCATTCGACTACGAGTCGTACATTGAGGAAAACTATTTAGCCGACACAATGGAAAACACACAAACAGTTATTGAAGATAACTCGCCAGAGGAGATGCCATCATGATCAAACTAATCGCAGGAGATTTCACGCTTGACGCCGCCAAGGGCGACACGCCACGACGCACGATCAGCGGAACCGCAGTTCCCTACAACGTGCCGGCAACAGTTTCGGACGGTACCGCTGTGATTTTCCGTCCTGGCTCATTGCCAGTTGAAGGCAAAGCGCCACGCCTGTTCATGTATCACCAAGCCGATATGCCAGTCGGCATCGTGCTGGAAAGAGTGTCAACCGATGACGCAATGCTGTTTACTGCCAAGATCAGCGCAACGACCCTAGGCAATGACGCGTTGGTTATGGCCTTAGACGGCACCATTGACCAAGTATCGGTCGGCGTAAACCCAACCAAGTTCTCGTATGACGAAGAAGGCACAATGATCATTGAGTCAGCCGACTGGATGGAATTATCCCTTGTTCCGATCGGCGCTTTTGGCGATGCCGCAAACATCACCAAAGTCGCAGCGAGTATCCACCAAGAGCCCGAAGAAGTAGTGTTAAATGAAGAAGTAACCCCAGTAGAGGAGAAACCAGAAATGTCCGAAGTAAACGAAACCGCAGTCGAGGCAACCATCCCTACTGCACCAATTTACGCACAAGCCAAGCGCAAGTTTGATTTGCCAACACCAGGCGAATACCTTGCAGCGATGCACATCGGCGGAGAAACTTTCCGCAACGTTGCAGCAGCCGCACGCGAGTTCGCATTGTCAAAGCAGTCAGCACTTCAAGCAGCTGCAGGCGATGTGCTCACGACCGATACACCTGGTCTTTTGCCAGTACCAGTCCTTGGGCCAGTATTTGAGGACTTGAACTACATCCGTCCAGTTGTAACGGCAGTAGGCGCTCGCGCAATGCCAGACGGCGGACAATCAAAGACATGGATTCGCCCAACTTGGACGACCCACACTTCGGTAGGTTCACAGTCACCTGAACTTTCAGGAGTGTCAGCAACCACCCCAGTAATCGCATCAAACGTTGTTAGCAAAACCACACTTGCAGGTCAGGTCACTTTGTCAGTACAAGACATCGACTTCACTTCACCTGCGGCAATGGAAATCATTTTGCGAGACCTCGCAGGCCAGTACATGATTCAATCGGATGCAGTCGCATGTAACGCAATTCTTGCTGGCGACACAGCATCAGGTTCAACTTGGACAGTAACGGCAAACGATCCAACCAGTTTGATCGCAGCGCTTTACGATGCAGCAACCGACATCCTGCAAGCAACCAACTTCCTGCCTGACCACATTTTTGTCAGCTCCGATGTCTGGAAAAAACTGGGAAGCCAGTTGGACGCAGACAAGCGACCTATTTTCCCGTATGCCGGCGCTGCTGGATTGATGGGCGTTAACGGATTGGGCACAGCAAACGTGACACAAATGAACACGTTTAACCCATTGGGATTGAACCTAGTTGTGGATCGTGCGTTCAGCGAAAACACGATGGTTGTTGCTCGAGGCGCTGCAATTGAGTTCTACGAGCAAGTGCGTGGAATTATGTCGGTAGAAGTACCTGCAACCTTGGGTCGCACATTCTCCTACTACGGCTACGTCTCAACCTTTATCGCAGACGGCGATCAGGTTAAGTCAATCGCAATCGCTTAGTCGAGAGCGGAGCATCCGCTCATGGCAACATACACAGTTACCAACAAGTATCTGATTGATGACTTTGCCGTACTGCAACTCCTGACCCCCAGCGAGATTGCAGTCGGCCAGTCAATTACGGTCGCAGGCGTTGACGCAACATTTAACGGCACCTACACGGTGCGCGCATTGCCACAGTATTTGTATATTGGCGTTGACAGCCAGGGCGACTTGCTGTACGACTACCAGTTGCCAATTGCCGATCAGGTGCTTTACGCCAAGACCGCAAGCGATGTCGAGCGCACCGCCGCGTCTGGAACCGTGTCGTACGACCCTGTTTGCACGTGGGTGACAGCCGCGCAAGTGATGTCTTACCTTGGCATTACCATTGCAAACCCGTCAGACGATTACACGTTGCTCACGCAATCTGTGTCAGCTGGCAACCAGTTTGCATATCGCAGGCGTCAGGAATCTGGCTATATCGACTCTTTAACGACCTCACCAGGCGGTGACGCAACATTGGGCACTTTGATGTATTGCGCCGCTCTGTGGCGCTCTAGGGGCTCAATAGAGGCAACGTACGCCACGTTTGACGGCATGGGTTCAGCACCACAGCAAAGCCTAACACCGATCGTCAAGCAGCTACTTGGCATCCCACGTCCAGCGGTTGCCTGATGTCCTACACCGACCTGTTTAACGAAGCGATTGATGACGTCAGCGCAACGCTGACCGCGGTGACTGGACTCCGTGTAATAAATGACGCAACCAAACTTGTTGCCAACTCGGTGTATTTGGATGCGCCAAACTTTACGACTATCGCAGGCAACGGCAACGTGGTACGCCTTGAGTTCCCCGTCAAAGTGATCGGCTCGGGCCCAGCAGGTTTGCCGGTACTGCGTCAGATTCTTAGCATTGTTGCAACCGTGCTTGGCTCCAAGATCATCGTGATGGGTGGGCGTCCGTCAAGCCTTGAGATTGGTGGCGCGCTGTATCCGTGCTACGACCTTGATTGCGCTATCCAAGCCCAGACTTCGTAATCCACAACTAAGCAACACAAATCATCTACTATCAGAACATAACCTAAGGAGCATTTATGGCCAGTAGCACTTACCTCTCGAACCCAGTCCTAACGATTAACGCCGTTGATCTCACCGACATGTGCAGCGCAGCGACATTGACCTATTTGGTTGAAGCGCTTGAAGACACCGCCTTTGGCACAAACTCACGCAGTTACACCGCTGGCCTTGTGAACAACGAAGTGACCTTGACGATGTACGCATCGTTCGCAGCGACCGAAACCTACGCAACGTTGTTTCCATTGGTTGGCACTAAGACCAACATCACCTTGACCCCAGCGTCAGGTGCAGAATCAGCAACTAACCCAAAGTTTATTTTGACTGGTTGTTACCTTGAGTCGTTGCCAGTTATCAACGCATCACTTGGCGAATTGTCAACCTATGACCTCACGTTCATGGGTGGCGCGCTGACATTGGATACCACCAACCCGTAATCAACGGCTCCAAGCCGACATAGGAGAAACATGAAAATCAAGTTGCAGTTAAAGCGCACGCCCGACAGCGCACCCGAGTACTACTACACAAACCTGTTTGTGGTCACGGAATGGGAACGCCTCGAGCGCCGCAACATTCAACAGCTCTCCGCAAACCCGTTGTACTCTGATTACGCATGCTGGATGCACACGATCTTAAAAATTAAAGGCGAACAAGTTGGTGACAATTGGCGCGAATGGCTTAGCAAAAACCCTGACATCGACATTCTGCCGGTACTGGACGAGACAGACCCAAACCCTACGGACGCGGCACCTACCGCCGCCAACTAGCAGAGATATTGGTCGCGGTCGGTTGGTGGCCTAGCGACAT